GTCTTTGCCTACTCGCGACCGCTGCCGGCCTCGCGTTCTCCGGCTGCAAAACTCAAACCACCGTCACCACTAATCCGGATGGCACCACGTCCACGAATACCACGCAGGTTCCCGATACGGCGCGAATCGCGAGCGTGAGCAAGCAGGCCGCGACTATCGGCACGACTGAAGTTCTTACCGCGCATCCCGAGTGGTTGTCGCAATTCCAGACCGCTGAAGCGGACCTTCAGCAACTGGCGACTTCGCCGACAATCTCGCTGGATAATTTACTCGCCATTGTCCAGCGGCTGCCAGTCAAGGAACTGCAAAGCCAGGAAGCGCGACTTTCTTTCGAGGGGGCCACGCTGCTGATCTCGGCCATTGATGTTCCCGAGTTGCCGGCGGACCAACTCGCCGAGTTGCAACCCATCGCCAAAGCCATCGCGGACGGCATCGCTGCCGGTATTGCCGCCACTCCCTTACCGGCGAAGTAAATCATTCACCGCAGAGAGCTAAACAATTTACCAAATGCGAGAAATGAAAGACCGCGAATCTTGGGGGCCACAACATGGCGGGTTCATTTCACCCAAAGGACTGGGATCGGCGCCGTATAAGCCACTGATGCGAAGGGCAAACGCCAATGAGTGCGAGCCGCGCGAAGGTATGGCCCCCAAGAATTTCTCCCTGCGCCTCTTCTTCATCGCGCGGGGGCTTCTCCTGCAAGTCGTGCAGTGCATTTCCCACCCGGCCTTGTCTGACATAAATACGCGCACGCCAGCAGTGCGGGCCACCCTAACCACGACGCTGGCTCTTTTACTTTTGCCTGGCTGTGTCTCGGCGCACAAGAAGGGCCGCACCGTTCACGAGCGGTTCGATTATCAGATCGTGCAGCCGCCTGGCTCCGAGCCGATCGCGCTTCTCACGCGCCATGAAATTTGGAAGGACGAATGGACGGGCGGCGGTCGCGCGTTCCTTGCCGATCCTAAAGCCAGTCAGTTAGTCAGCATCCACACGAATCAAACTGCGCTCGGCGGTTCGTCGACGCTGACGATTGGCGAACTGCAAAGCGAGGTCAGCACGAACGGCATCACGGCCGCTGGCGCGGCCAGCAGCCAAATCATCCAGGGCATCGGTTCAGCGGCGGGCGAACTCATCAACAAGTCTGCGACCGGGACACCACTCAAATGATAACGCTCGATCTCAACACCAAAGGTTTCAGCCTGATCAACGCGCTGGCGTGCGCGCAGGTCAGCGAGATGGCTTACGATCCACCGGCGATTGGGGTGCAGCGGGTAGATACTGAATTGGCGCACGCCATCATCATTGAGTCAGACGTGGCCCGCGCGGTCGGATTTCGCGGGACGGATTGTCCGGTCGATTTCATCACCGACGCGAAATGCTGGAGAAAATGTTTGGGCGATGGCGTCGAGATTCACGCGGGCTTCGATGACGGTGTCAACAGTATCTACAACAAGCTGGTCAGTGCGCTGGTGAATCTTCCGCCGAAACCGACCTTCTTTCTCGGCCATTCCTATGGCGGCGCGGGTGCCGTTCGCTTTGCCGATTTGTGGGACCAACGCCGCCAGCTTCGTGGCGAAGTCGACATCATTGCCGGTGTTTATACGGTTGGTCAGCCGCGCATCTACAACCAGACCGGCGCTTCCAAATATGACGCGCGTCTTGGTTCCCGAACGTTTCGCATCGTTTACGAAGAGGATGCCGTCGCGCGCGTCCCGCTTTACCCGCCGCCAATCATTTGCCATTTGCATTCGCCTTATTGGCATTGCGGCGAGGAAGTCTTTTTGCCGGTGACGGGAGGCTGCATTCTTGGTCCCTCGTTGCGCCAACTGCTCATCAGCGACGTCCTAGGGCTTTATTCGGCTTATCGCCGCCAGGGAGTCTTGGGGCTGATTGACGATCCTCTCGCAGACCACGCCGTCGCAAAAAATTATCTGGGGCGCCTCCAGGAGGAAGCCAACGCAGTCGATCTTTCATCACCCGCCGTTCTCGCAACCAACTCATGACGCAACGCATCCGACCCATTTTACGCTGGCCAGGCGGCAAGGCCCGCATGTTGAAACTCATCCTGCCGCGTATTCCGAAGCACGTCTGCTATTGCGAGCCGTTCATCGGCGGCGGCGCGGTCCTGTTTGCGAAGCCTCGTTCCGAGGTTGAGATTATTAACGACTTCAATGACACGTTAATCGCCCTCTATCGCAACCTTCAGTTTCACCTGCCGGCTTTGGAATCCGAAATCGATTGGCTGTTCGCGAGCCGGAAAAACCTGCACGACTTCATCGCGCAACCGGGCCTGACGGAAATCCAACGCGCAGCGCGTTATCTCCTGGTGAACCGCACGAGCTTCGGCGGGAACATGCACAGCTTCGGCATCGCCAAGACGAAGGGCGGCGGCGTGAACTTCCGCAAAGACATCATCACAGACGTTCTCGGCCGGGCGCGTGAACGACTCAATGGCGTCGTGATCGAGAACACGTCGTATGAGCGGTGCCTGGAGAATTACGATTCCAAGGATTCCTTTTTCTTCATGGACCCGCCTTACATGAACTGCAAGCAGGCGGCTTACAAAAGTTTCAGCGAATCGGACATGCGCCAGTTTCGCCGGCGCGTTGAGAAGCTGAAGGGCCAGTGGATCGTCACCGTCGACGATTCGCCGCTGAACCGCGAACTGTTTTCGGACTGCAGCATTGAGCCTGTCGTTACGCGCAATCAACTCGCCAACGGCCGGACGCACGCGAAAGCGACTTTCGGGGAACTCATCATCACGCCACAATGACAACTCTACTCGCACAAGCTGACTTTGGGTCGCTCAGGGCTGATTTTATTAAGTCGCTCGTCGTCGCGTTCATCGCTCTGGGTGTTTTTATTTCGTTCGTGGTTGTGGCTGTCGTTGCGTGGCTCCAATACCGCCTTGATAAAAAATCCAAGCGTGCCGAGGCCGAACGCCACAAAGAGTCGCAGCCGCGCGAAATCACCCCCCAACCGCTAAATGTCCAAATCGAATCCAAGAAATGGACCCAGTCGGTCGCGCGCAAGGCGCATGAAGATTTAGAGCGACGTGTGGAGCAGCACGAAGAGGAAATCGCGCAATTGCGCGCCGACCACCACGAACTTTCGACGGACATCCGCAAGCAACTGTCCGACATGCCCGGCAAAATCGTCGCGGACATGCTTAATGCAAAGCAACTCTTCAAATCCAATGACTGATCTCGAACGCGATATTTTGGCTTTTATTTTGCGCGCGCTGCTAAGAGCGGGCGGCCCGATGTGTGATTCCACTCTACGCGCCGCCGTCAGGAACGCGTTCGCGCACATTGCTTTCACCGCCGCCGAAATCACCGCTCGCATCAGCCAGGCAGAAGAGTCGCAATTGATTGCCGGCGTAAATGACGAAGTGTTCGGCCTGATGTGGGACCTCACACCAAGGGGTAAAATCAAAGCGCAACTCCTCAAGTGATCCGTGAAGCCATCCATCCTCACACCGCACGCGCAGACGCTGTTGGACATGCGTCTCGCGGGGAGAAAAATCAAAGACCTACAGAAGTGGCTCAAAAAAGAGGGCATCGTCGTTGGGCACTCTACGGTTGCGGACTTTGTCTCGCAATTATTGTCCAAGCGGGAGCGCGATTTGATTCTCGACCGAATCACGAGCGGCGCGAGCCAGGTGCGGGAAATGGAGGAACGGTTCAAAGACAATCCAGCGCCCGAATTGGAGAGCGTCATCAAACTCTATCGCGTTTTGATTTTGCAATTGAGCACGTCGGGACAGACCGATCCCGAATTGCTGAAGCTCGCCGATCAATTGACGAACACGGTCGCGCAGATTGTTTCCGCACAGACGAAGGCGCGATTCAAAGAGCGCGAAGTGACGCTTGCGGAGCAGAAGGCTGCGGAGTCGAAAAAATCCGAACGCGAGAAGGCGCTGGAGTTTTGCCTGGACGAATCGAAGGGGACGCCTGCGGAAGATTTATTCAGGCAGGCTTTCGCGGCGCTGAAGCAAGCGAAAGGTGGGAAGTGAAGCGGGCGTTATCCATAGTCGAGATCGGCGACCGCTTGTTGGATGCCGGCATGAAACTGCCGGACATAAAATCCTTTCGCGATTTTCTTTTGCGCGAAGCACGTGTGCCGACTTCCGATTTCAAACGCGCGGGCGAGTTCGATCCATTCACGTTCTGCGGTCGCGAGGTCCTATTCGAAGTCGTGCGTGTGCTTGATCTCATCATCGGCAGCGAGACGGGCGAGCCGCTGAAGGATTCGGTCTACGCGCTATGCGGCGGCGCGCAGTTCGGAAAAACAATTCTGGAACTCTACCTTGCCGCCTACATCACGTCGCAGCGGTTTTTGAACGTCGGAGTGTATCTTCCCGACGACGGCCTCGCTGACGGCATTGTCGATATGAAGTTTCGGCCCGTGGTCCTGGACAATGTCCCTTGGCTCGCGCAGATGACACAGATCGGGAAGACGCTGAACAAGTCCGGCAAAAGCGTCAACACCAAGGGCGCGTTCCTTGTGACCGATGGAAAGCGCAAGGCGAGCGGAATGTTTCGCGGCCTCAAAAAAGTCCCGACCACATTTTCTGCCGACGTGGTGATTCGTGACGAAGAAGACGACATCCCGCGCGACAAAGCAAAATTTCTCTCTGGCCGCATGACGGCCTCCCAACTGCGTTTACAGATCGTCGTGGGGACGATGCGTGTTCATGGCGCTGGCCAGAACAGAATGTTTGAGTCCGGCGGCCAGGGCGTGAGGTTGATTGGTCCAGCCGGCGCGACGGTGCCGGAGAGCATCGTCATTGAACGCGCACACGAAACGTGTTGCGTCGTTTCCGAAGTTCCTGCCGGCTGGATCAACCCCGAGGAATCGTGGCCGCATATTTGCCGGTTGCAACTCGGTAATGGCCCGTCATGCAATGACCCGAGGCTGACTTACGAAGGCGATTTTCGCCACGCCGAAAATCCCGATCAGGTTGCCGCCGAATATTCGCCCGAGGCGAAATACTATTACGCCCATCCGCAGACGGGTGAAGTTCTCGATGCTCACAATGTCGCGATCCACTATCGCCGTCCTGAGCGAATCAGGATGCGGCGTTGGTCCATGCGCGTCGCGCAGATCGGAACGCCTGCCATCGATCTCTCGCAAATCGTCGCGCACTGGACGCGCGCGGTGATGGATGACGAGGAGATGATTGCGTTTTGCTGCGACCGCAAAGCGATGCCCAAGAGCGCCGCGCAATCCCTCACACCGCAAATTCTCCAGCGGTCGCGGGACGTGTCGCCGTTTAATTTCGGAACGCTCACGCCTGGCGCGGTCCGCATCGCCGGCCTGGACACGGGTGGGCGCTGCTGGCTCTGCACGCGTGAGATTCACAGCCCTGCGGAAAAGCGAATTGTCGCAGTCGATAAAATTGCGCTCGGTGATTTGGTCTCACGCGTCCAGGCGTTGTGGGAGGCGCGCGGTTTGTCGGCACTCTTCATCGATGAAAATCCCGGCGTCGATGAAGCGCGAACGCTGGCCTTGATTTTTAACGGGCTGTCGCAAGTGGACAAATGGCCAAAGATCGATTGGAAAAATAAAGAGAGCTATCTGTCACTGCCGGGCGGCCTGATCTGGGATGGGCGCGAGCAAGTCTGGCGCAACTTGAAATGCGCGGTCGTACGATTTACGAAGCGCGCGCTCGGCATGGGCATCGAACACGGCGCGGTCGAGTTCACGCAGGGCGGCCAGGATAAGTTTGTCCCTTACATCGCCGTCAATCGTTTCGAGACCATCGACCGGGTCATCAAGGAATTTTTAACGCCGGCTGAAAACGTTCTCGAAGTTGTCGAGCAAAACGGCAAGCGGGCCATTCGCCAGAATCCGACCGTGCGATTGCCGCTCCGCGTGCCTGGCGCGCCGGCCATCCTCGAAATGTTCGACGAGCATCTTTTGGCCGGGAGCCAGCGCGCGAAAGACCCCAAGACGAATGAACTGCAGGATTACGTCGACGGCTGCGAAAACCATTTGCTGCTCGCCAACGGATACAGCGGCCTCGCCGAAGCGGTCTGCCAGGTCAACAAGCCGGTGCCGTTCGCGTTCGAGCCTTTAAAACTGCCGGGCCGCATGGGATTGAAACGCACGAAAGGGGTGATTGGCTGATGCACGCTATCGCCCTTTCAATCGCGCTCCAAGTTTCCGCACTGATGACGAATCAGCCAGCGGCGTTTTTGCCCGCCGCCGTTCCTCAGCCGGTGGAATGGTATGGCTTCGCCGATACCAACGGAGTGATTTGGCCGACCGACAATTGGACAAATTCATGGCAGGTCGTCGCCCTGACCTCGCTGGATATCAATTTGCCGCTTTCCCAATGGACAACGAATGCGGCCAAGCTCCAGCCGCATAACGGCTCTCTTTGCTTTTCCCTGCCCAAGACGGCGCAACGCCAGTTTGTGCGCGCCCTATATATATATGAGGGGGACGGATTATGAGGCGTTCCCTTGCCCATATCTTGCGGTTAACAACTCCCAGCCACGCTGCATTGTGTGGCGGGTCAGCCACCGTTCGGCGGCGGTGGGGTCAAAAATCGAACGGCGGGGCCTTTAAACGCGTTTTAAACGCATTCCTGACCCAAGCCATTGAGAAAGAGGGGGTCCTATGAAAAAGGGTAAAACCATTTCCAAGACCTCGCGGTCGGCCACCGCCATGAGAAATCCGCCCGACCTGGCCAATTTGCAGCGGGCTTTTGACGCCCTGCCGAAGAAATATCGCCGCGCCTTCGTGAATGCGTTTGTTTCCGATCAGGGGCCGGAAAACCCCAAGCTTGGCAACCGAGCGCCGCAACGGAATGCACCGCTGCCGCCGACCAGCGGGATGGGGAGCCTGGCGAGCGGCAACGATTGGGATTATTTCCGCGACGGCGGAAAGATGGTTTATCGGGACACGCCCCAGGACAGCATCACGCCGGCCCGCGTCACTCTCAGCGTCCGGATGCGGAACAATCCGATCCGGGGCCTGACGCCCGAGCGCGTGGTCCAGTTCATGGACCAATGGCGGTTCGGTTTCTTTCGCCAGGCCGGGATGATGTGGGACCAGATGCAGCGGCGCGATTATCAGTTGAAGATCGCCGCTCCCAAGCGCTGCAAGTCGGTTGCCCGCCATGGCTACGATGTTTTGATTGTCGAGAATCTTCAGGAAGGGCAGAAGGCCCTTGCGCAGCAGCAGCAGGATTTCCTGAAGAACTTATATGACCACGTCACCGCGACCAACGCGCTTGAACCGGACGAGACGGGCGGCTTCGGATTATTGACGCGCCAAATGATGGACGCGCATCTGAAGCGCTACGCGGTCCACGACATGGTGTGGCTTCCGCAGGCAGACGGGAACCTGACCTTCAAATTTATCTTCTGCCCCATCTGGTGGTTTGAGGGCACGCGCGGCAAACTACGGTTTCTCGACAGCGAGTTTCAAATTTACGGGCGCGACATGTTGCCGGGCCAATGGCTGGTGACAGTCGGCGAAGGGCTGATGGAGGCGATCTCCATTTGTTACACGTTCAAATGGCTCGCGATGAAATCGTGGCTCTCGCTTCTGGACAAATTCGGGCAGCCGGGCATTCACGGGAAAACCTCTGCGACGAAGGGCAGCAAGGAATGGAACGATTTTGTCGAGGCGGTCAAAGAATTCTCGCAGGAATGGTCGGCGGTCACCAATCAAAGCGGCGAGATAAATCTGGTCGAAGCGAAATCGACGGTCAGCGGCAACGGGCCTTTCGAGCCGCTTGTCGAAAAAATGGACCGCGTTATCACGCAGTTGATGCGTGGCGGCGACCTCGGCACTACGTCCGGTCAAAACAAAACCGGCGCGAGCCTTCAGGAGGATGAATCGGAAATTCTGGAAACCGACGACGCCAAGATTCTGGAAGAGACTTTGACGTCGCAAGTCAGCCGCCCAGCGCTCGAATGGAAATTTGGAGTCGGCACACCGCAACTGGCCTATATCAAATTGCGCACAACGCCGCGCCGTAATTTGCAGGACGATATTGCCGTCGACACGTTCCTGTTGAACGCCGGCGCGCCACTCGGCATTGAGGACACGCTGGAGCGTTACAGTCGCACGCAGCCCGATAAAGGCGCGGCTTTATTGAAGCCGGTCGGATTGAAGCCGCAGCAAACTTTAGGGCCGGATGGCAAACCGCTGCCTCCAAACAAAACCGATTCCAATTCCGAGATGGGCACACAGTTCTCGAATGCTGCCGATCTTGAAACCAGCGGCAAGGAACTATTGATCGAAGCCATACTTTCGGAGTTTCGCGGCATCAATGAGCGCCTCGCCGCCATTCAGACCATTTCCGACCCGGTCGTGCAGAAGCAGAAACTCGCCGCCGTCATGAGCGACCTGGACGCGCTCGAAAAAAATCTCAACACCGATCCCGCCATCGCGCGCGCCATTTACAAAATCATGGCTGCCGGCGTCGGCAACGGAATCGAACAGGCAGCCACGCAACATGAAAATTAAACTCGCCCAATTTGCCAATTCGGAAACGACCAAGCCTTCAGCCGCCATCGCGTTCTTCAGCAATGAACTCGTCATCGGCGTGGACGGTTGGGCGATGATTACCAAGTTTGGCGATTATCCAAGCACGGCGCTTTTCAACGATGGCAAGGGAGGAGTCAAAAAGGAAAAGGCGATTCAGCGCGTGGACAAAGCCGGCGCGGAACAAATGGTCGCCAGTTTCGCCAATTCCCGCCGTGGCGTCCGGAAATTCTTGAAGGGCTGCAATATTTACGACGGCCATCCCGATGTGCCCGGCATCGGCAAGTTTTATCCCGACAAATCCCCCAAGGGAGTCTTCGCCGACTTGGAAGTTCGCGAGGACGGCCTTTACGGCCTGCCGGTTTTCACCAACGAAGGCAGCGACCTTGTGGAGAAGAAACTTCGCCGCGCGTTTTCGGGCAACATCGGAAATTCCGAGCCGTGCGGGCAGGACGAAAATGGCGTTCCGATCTATCGACCGACTGAACTGTATTCAGCGGGCCTCACCAACACGCCGCATCTGCCGGTGAACTTTTTTAATAGCGACGGCTTTGTGGCCGAAGCACCAACCAACAAAAACAAAAACATGAAACGAAAACTACTCGCGCTCTTCGCAGCGCTCTCGTTGAAGCCCTCCTTCGCCAACGCGGATGAGCCGGCTGACGCTGAAATGGAAGCGGCGCTCGACCAGGTGCAAACCAAAGTCGCGGCGTTCGCGAATGAACAAACCTCCATCAAAAAGAAGCTGCTCGTCATCTGCGGCAAGTTGGGAATCACCTTCGCCAACGAATCGCAAATCACGGACGTCGAAGCCACGCTCGGCCAGGCGCAGGACAAAGTCGTCACGCTGGCTTCCGAGCGCGACGCACTGAAGACGCAGTTCGCCAACGAACGCACGGCGCGCATCGATGACGAACTCGGGTCTGCGGTAAAGCAGGGCCGCATCACCGAGGCAGATCGCCCGCAGTGGAAGAACCGCCTGGGAGTCGAAGCGCAGTTCGCCAATGAGCTGACGGCCATTCGCGCTCTTGAAGTGAAAGTGAAGACTGAAGCGGCCACGTCCGGCCGTCAGGATTCCAACGTCGATCTCACCGACCCGAAATCGCGCCGGCAATTCTGCAACGATGCGGTCGCCAACATCTGCAAGGAGAAGGGTTGGGATGTGAAGAAGGATTATGACCGCGCCTTCCGTCTTGGCCAGGAGCGCCATCCCGAAGCGTTTGGAGTGAAGTCCAAGAAGAAGTAATTCCGCGCGCCCTCAAACCAGCACACCAACCTTAACCGCAAAAAATCATGAAAGAACAATTGATTGAAATTCTCGACATGGACCCCGCCACCGCGACTGAAGAGCAGATCGTTGCCGCCGTCGCGGACCTGCAAAAGGAAGCGAAGGCGAAGTCCGCAACCAATGCGCGTGAAAAGCGCATCCAGAAGAAAATCTCCGAATCGGGCGGCGCGCTCAATCGCGAGCAGGCCATCATGGCCATCGACCACCAGGACGACGCCGACGCCAAGCGGAAACCCAAAAAATAATCCGCCCTTTCAACGAACCGTAAAACCCAAAACTTAAACGATTATTAAAATGAAAATCACACTGTTAATCCTCGCGATGATTTTGCTGATCGCGCTGGCCGTGTCCTTCGTTGCGTGGGCACGCACCTGTTTTCAGAACGCAAATCTGTCTATCATCCGTCCCCGCCGTCACAAGGGCGTGCGCCGTCATTGGCGCGCGCTCTATCTCGCGCCGCTCTTGATCGAGCGGATGTTCGGACTGATGGGCTTCACGCGAATCCCTCGCGGCGGCGTTCAGTTCGCCAACATCGGCGAGGGCACATTCGAGCACGGCATCAAGTCTTACATTCCGGACGCCGGCGCGAATAGCCGCTATCTGCTATATAAAATCGGCAGCGATTCCGACCACTGCGCATTATGCGGCGCGGGTGACACGCCGCTTGGTTCATCGGACGACCAGGCCGACGCCAACAATCTGGACGTGCCGATTGCCATCAAGTTGTTCGGCGCAATGAAGGGAATGACGCGCGTCATCACGGACGGCACCGTGGCGAACGGCAATCGCGTGAAGTGCGCCGCCAACGGCCAGGTCACAGTCGCCGTCACCGGCGATGTATCCTTCGGCATCGCCATCGTCACGTCGGACGCCAGTTCCAATGCCGGCGACCCGATAGCAATCATTCCCTGCCTGCCGCAGAAATACGCGTTCTGATTCAAACCAAAAACCAACCACAACTTTTTTAAACACAATGAAAAAAATCCTTATTCCTCCTGCCGGGATGAAGTCGCCGAAGAAACTGGCGAAGTTTGCCCGCAAAATCATCCTGCCCGCTTTTGCGAACAGCATCGACAAAAGCGAGCCGATCCTCGGAGCCGACCCGGACAGGGGTTATCGAGACGGCCAGGTGTTCTTCGCCAACGATGGCCGTTTCCTGGAAACCTACTTCAACGAGCCGCTGACGAATTATCTGGTCGGCTGGCGCGACCCCAACAATATCGAAGAGTCGCTTCAATTCTTCGCGCCCGCAGTGCCCGTTGGCCGGCGCTTTGAATGGAAGGCGGCAGACAACGCCGAGGAATTCCTTTCGGAGATCGTCGACGACAGCCGCGCGATTGGCGCGGACTTCAAGGCGGTGAAATACACCGCAAAGGACGTCCAGGACAAAACCTACAATCGCGGTCTCACTATGATTGTCGACCTGGACAACGTTCCCGGCGCGTCGTTGCCCGGTGAAGGCCAGGCAACGCCTCCGTGGATGCAGCAGCGCGTGGCCAAACTCACACGCCGCCTGTTTCGTAATTCGCTGCGCCGCGCCGTCGCCGCAATTGCTGCGGCTGCCGTTGGCGTGAATTACGTCTGGAATCCGCAGCCGGTAAATCCTGGCATCGTTCCGGTCAATCCGGACCTAGACGTGCAGAACGAGTTGCTCGCCGCGACGAACATCACCGGCATCCGTCCGAACCGCGTCGCTTACGGCGACACCGCGTTTCTATATCGCCAGGCCGCCTACGGCGCGCAGAACAATCCCGCTGGCTACATCGGCTATGCCAATGGCAACCAGGCCGAGGCCGCACTCGCCGCCGCGCTGCAGGTGGATCGGGTGAAGGTTAGCCGCGAGCGTTATCAGTCCGGAGCGAATGCGAAGTCCGAGATTCTCGGGCCGAACGTGTATGCGTTCTTCGCGATGGATGATATCGACACCGAAGACCCGTCCAACATCAAGCGCTTCGTCTCGGAGTTCAGCGAGGAGCAGGGTGGCGGACTCTTCCGCGTGTATATCCAGCAGATCAGCTCGAAGCTCGTGGCCATCACCGTCGAGTTTTACGAGAAGGTCGTCATCACCTACGCCGGAGGCATCCGCAAGCTTGCCGTCGCGAACCAATAATCGAACGGGGCGTCCCGCCAAACGGGACGCCCCACTCAACCGCAACCAACCAAACTTTAAACATCATGAGAAAACTCTTTAAGAAATTGTTCAGGCGTGCGCTCGGCGTCGGCCTTGTAGCCGGCGCGTGTCTCACGGCTTCGGCGCAAAGCTCCATCCCGCTGGTCAGTTATCCCTTGACCAATGCGACTGCGTTCAAAATCGCAAACGGCGCGATGGGCATTGCGACCGTCACCAGTTCAAACATCAATTCGCAACCGTTCCAGATTTGGCGCGGGCGCGGATTTTCGTTCAACGCGGGCTTCTACTCGACCAATTCGAGCGTCGCCAATGTGAACATAACGCTCCGGTTCGCCGCGCGCCACATCGTGAACGGCGTCACTTACACGAATTGGATCACAACCGGCGAGGCCGCCCCCATCTCGTTCAACGCCACGCTCAATGGGACCACCGAGGTGTTTTTCCAAACGAACATTCCGCCCAGTGTGATTGATAACGTGGACATGGGACAGTTCACGACCGCGACCAACGCGCACACGGCCACCTTGTTCCTGGACCCCACGAACACGTTTATCAGCGTCTTCCCTTAATTTGTCGGACCAGAGAGAGGAACCGGCATAAATGCGCGGCGGTGGTTCAGGAGTGTGCCACTGCCGCGCGAAAGAACAAAATGAGTTGGTCAGCCATAACATCAGACGAAGTCCTTCAGGAGTTCAATCCGAAGGAGCAAGCCGCCATCGCGAATATTCAGGGCGCGGCGGATAATCTGACGCCGATTCTTGCCCGCGTCGTGAACGCGGCTCGCGCCTGCGTGATTGCGGGCGGCGGACAGATCGACCAGGCCGGGACCATTCCCGACCAGTTGCGCGAGGACGTCATCACCATCGCGCGCTGGCGCTGGCTTATCTCGCTGCCGCAGGTGAATGAAACCCTGCAGAGCAAAAACCGCAGGGATGATTATGACTCGTCCATGAAGCGTCTGGACGACGTCGCCGCTGGCAAAGTCAAAATCGAACTGCCCACCGCGCCGGTCATACAGGCCGCGCCCGACAATGCGGTCCAGGTGGTCACCAGCCAGACGCGCCGCTTCACGCGCGACCAAATGGAAGGTCTATGATTTTCAACGATCCAACTTCGTTACCCGACGCGGTGAAAATTCTCCTGCAGAAGGAATTGATGCCGACGTCGCTCGACACGGCCGGCATCCGGGAGTTGGATCGTTCGCTGGTCAATCAGTCGATGTTCTCCGCGCAGACTCTCAATAAATATCTACTGCAACTCTACAAGGACCGCGTCGCGGGAATTTTGAACCCGCCGTCAACGAACACCACGCCTCTTAACCAAGGTTACATCCGTGAAGAGGTGAAGGGTTTTTTGGCGCAGATTGGTTACCAGCCGAATCCCGACGAAGCGGGCACGCTGAAAGATTTGTCTTCGGACGCGCGCATTGATCTCGTCATCAAAACGAATGTGGAAATGGCGCAGGGCCAGGGCTTGTGGTTGCAGAAACAGCAAGCAGTGATTCTTGATGGCTGGCCGGCCTCGGAACTGTTTCGCGCGGAAGGCCGCAAAATTCCCCGCGACTGGATCAATCGCTGGATGCTCGCCGGTCGAAACACCGGAGATCCAATTGGAACCGGTTGGACAGTCACGCCTGGCGGAAAATTGATTGCGCTGAAGAACCACGCGATTTGGACTTTCCTCGGCTCGTCGGCTTTGTTCTCTGACGGTCTCGACCGGCCGTGGCCGCCGTTCGCTTTCAATTCGGGAATGTGGGTCCGGGATATTACGCGCGCGATGGCCGAATCAATTGGCCTGCTCAAGCGCGGCGCTGCCGCACCCGCGCCGATGACGCTGGCCGCAGTATTAAAGGAGGCCACATGATTGGGATGCGTCTCCAGAGCAAGGGGCTGAATGAACTGCGCGAAAAAGCAGCCGCCATCGGCGCTCAATCCGAAATGGCCGTGGCGGGTGCGAATGCAGCCGCCAATGTGACGAGTGACCATTTGTTCGCTCTCGACTCTCGCGGCAATGCGTTCGGCGGCAAACGCACTAACTTTTATTCCAAGGCGGCAAAATCTGTTTCGCTCGCGCAGCCCACCAGCGGCGGCGCGTCGTTCACCATCACGAAGCTCGGCCTCGCCCAACGATGGCTCGGTGGAACGATCCGCGCGGGCGCTGGCACTTCTTCGTCCACGGGGAGACTGACAAAATATCTGGCCATCCCCGCGCGCAGTGAAGCTTATGGCCAGCCGCCGAGCGCGTTTCCGGACCTTCAATTTGTTCCGCGCCGCAATGGGGGCGCGATGCTCGTGCAGGCGCTGCAGACGAAAGTATCCATTTCCGGCCGGAAAAAGAAATTGGTCAGCCGGGGCTCTGAGGCTGGCGGCCTCGTCATGTATTGGCTCGTCAAATCTGTCACGCAAGAGCCCGATCCGAGCGTCATGCCGACCGAAGAAGAACTGCTCAATGCCGCAACGGCAGAAATGAACAATTATTTAGTTCGGAGGCTAGCATCGTGACCCCAATAGGCGCATACACCAAAGCGATTTCCGACCGGCTTGCGCAAGCCATCACGGACGGTCTCGTCATTCACGATTCCGTTCTCGGCGATATTCCAGTCGGACAGATTCTTTCCGGCATCCCGGTCTTGATTGAAGACGCAAGCGAACTGCTAACGTCAATCCAAACACAGATAGACCAGGTCGGGATGCTCATTCTCATCGGCATGCCTACCGGCCAGGACACCGGCCAATCCGTCGCCATCGCAAACGACAAAATCATTTCCGCAATTGCCATCGGCGAAAATCCGACGATCTGGCGGGACGATCCTTTGACCAAGCCCGTCTGCCTCGACGTCGTCTATGCGGTGAAAGCCGCGATTCAAGGATTGATCGTCCCGGGATTCGCGCAACGTCTTCACGTGCCGCGCTTCGATTTTTTCCCTCACGAAACACGTCAGCTTTACGAGGTCACCATCGAAAGCCGCCTCATCACTGACGCTGTTTCCTAAAAACCAACAACCAAAAACCAACCGAACAAAATATGCTCATCAATAAATCAATCGCACTGACGCGCCACGCGAAATTCTTTCGCGAGGGCGATGCCCTGACCGTCGCCGGCACCGGGCCTGACGGCGTCGGCACCGTGGCCACCCCCGCCAACGCTGGCGTGCTCGTGCTTCCCGATCCAGCCGATGCCACATGGATCGACTTCGACGTCATCGAGGATTACGAGGACAAAATCGTGAACGAGAAAAAGACCCAGGTGCGCCGGGGCATTCCCGGCACTCTGATTCTCGATGACGAGATCACGACGGTCCAGGACATGGAAACCACGCTGACGACGAGCCGCCTGACTCCGCTCGCCATCGAATCCTTTTACCGGCCCACCGCGAACCTCGGGCAGAATGATTATCAGTTCTCGCCGCTCGGCTCGCCGCCGCGTCGCGGCTGGCTGGCATTCATCGATTACGACCACAAGAACGTGCAGACGATTGTCGGCAACGTCTTTTGCGTTCTGCGTGTCACGGGCGGGATGAAGAGCGGCAAGGGCGAACTCATCATGCCGCAGTTCACGATCGCATGGCTCTACAGCCCGTTGAACACGATGGCTCAGGGCACGGACGCGTAAACCAGAACCTCAAACCACAACCTCAACTCATAAAACCTATGGCCAACCAGCCGCACAAACCTTTCACGACGAACAAGCCTGGCATTCCGATTTTGCCCGGCAGAATCACGCCGCTCATTCAAAAGGGACCGCCGAAGAATGTTCCCGCGCCCGCACCGCAGCCGGCGGCCGTCCCGGCTCCGAAAACGCCCGCACCCGCACCGCAGGCCGATAAATAAACCGACGTTAACAACCTTTTAATTCAGCACTATGAAACAACTTTTTTTAACACTGACTCTGGCCTGTGCGGCTTTTGCCGCGAGCGCGCAAACCGGCAATCTCCCCGGCGTCCCGATCTTCTCGACGCCGACGCCAACGCCGACCACGTTCAACTACTACGGCACGACGAACCCGAACAGCAACGTCGTCGCCGGCTTCGGCTCCCGCTATCTCGAATACTCAGGAGGCAGCTTCACGGAGTTTGTGAAGACAAACAGTTCCGGCAATACCGGCTGGACGCAAATATCTACTGGCGGCGGCAGTGGCAGTTTTTCCGGACCACTGTCTTCGGTTTCCGGCAATCTGCTTTCGTTCAATGGCACCGGGGGCAATCAAGGCCAGGACAGCGGCATCGCGGCTTCGTCGGTGACGACGATGGGCAATGTCATGGTCTGGACCAATGGAGGATTCTTTGTCGGCAACGCGACTGGTTTCACATTCCAGGGAACCAACGGGTTTTACATCAGCAGCAATGCTATCACCCGAGTCTGCGTTGTGGTCGATACAAATAGAGTGACCACCTGGCTGAGTAACACGCTGGTTTTGGCCACGCTCGATCCAAGTCACGGTTCCATCAACATCGGGAACGGGGTGGGCGGCAGGGGAACTTTGACCGCTACGACCGGCGCGTTTACGACCCTCACCACGAATGCGTCCACGCCGCTTAATTTCTCTTGCAATGTCGGAATAACAGGCGAATTGGAAATTGGCGGCTTGGCAACCTTTGACAGTCCCGCAACCTTCGGCGATACCGCAACATTTCAACAGGACGTTGTTGTTGGCGGTGGAATTTCTGGCGATGGCAGCGGCCTCATCAATCTTAATCCGGCGCACTTCAATCCACCCCTATTGGGCACGACGAACTTGGTCGCAGGCCAATATGCCGGATTGGATTCAAAGACGAATATTTATTCGACGCGCGACGGCGGCAACTGGACCAACCTGGTCACGTGGGCGCATGAAGGGACGGCCACAAACCTAACCGCAAGTTTCAACGGCACGCTGCAAAGCTTCACGGTGACGAACGGATCGTGCAGTTATCGGATCACGACCAACTCGGCACTGGTATTCGATTGGCAACCGAAGTGGCTCGCGGGAAGCAATAGCGTTGTCACCAACGGCATCCTGTCGCTCACCAGTTATGGCGGGACGAACATCACTCAACTGGAAGCCTCAATCCGGGAGAATCAATGAAGCCCTGGATTATTCTTTTTGCCGCTCTGTGCCTCACCCGCGCGTTCAGCCAGGAAACGCATCTGACGGCGGACGGCCTGGCGGCCATCAGTGGAACGAACGCCGCCAGCGGCGGCGGGTCTGACACTGCTTTCGTCACGAGTGTCACTTCGCTTGACGGTTCTTTTACGACCGCCAACACGAACGGCGTTCAGATCGTGGTGGGCGGCTCGCCGATAACCGTCACGCAACTGGGCCGCTACATTATGACGAGCGACACAGGGGAAACGCTGCCGGTGACGCTGCGGGACCAGTCTTGTAATGTGCTGGCCACGGCGAGCGTGAGTTCCAGCGGGACAGTCCACACGTTTAAATTCGTCTCCATAACCCCCGTCGTTCTTTCTGCCGGAGGAACCTATTTTGTTTTCTGCGGCTTCGACG